GGTTTATTTGCTTCTTATTTTTTAGATTTTTTTATACAACAAAAAATTTTTATGAAAAATATAAAGATTACAAAAAAATTTTTATCTCTTTATATATCAACTTCTGTTATAGCTATATTTATATCTCATTCTTTGTTTGTTCATATTAAACAATATATAAAAAAAAATAATAACAAAAAATGGAATAAATACGTAAATATAATTAGAATAAATATATCAATTTTTGTATATATATTTTATCATTATCCAATATATAAATGGTTAGTATTTAAAAAATAAAATAATATTATAGTAAATAAAACTAATGTATAAAGTAGGATCAATTACTGCATCTTTTGTATATAATTTATTTATCAATAATAATAATCAAAAAACAAACGATTCACTTTTAAATAATAGAAAAAGACTACATTGTCTTCGTAAAACATTTGAACAACACGGAGGAATATTTAGTAAATTAGCTCAAATGGTTTCATATGAAGAAAAAGATTGTTCTGTTTTTTCAGAATGTAAACCGTTCTCAGAAGAAAAAACTATTGAATATTTAAAAAATTATATAAAAAATAATAATGATCTGAAAATTAATTGTACTATTTTTAAAAGTGGAAGTATTGGACAGGTTCATATAGGATATATAAATAACGAAATAAACACAAAAGTAGCAGTAAAAATACAATACGTTGGTTTATGTGAACAAATAGAAGATGATATTAAAGCTCTTAATATATTAACTAGTTTTTTATATTCATTTACTGATATGAAAGAAGCTATAAAAGATATTAAAAAATTAGTATATGAAGAGCTAGATTATAAAAAAGAAGTAGAAAATCATCAACTTTTTTATAATTTATGGAAAAATTCAAATATATATATACCAAAAGTTTATAATACTTTATCTACAGATAAAGTGATAGTTACAGAATTTTTAGAAGGTCAAAGCTTAAATGATTTTATTTCTAATTCTACACAACAATCTAAAAATAAAATAGCCTTATATATAGTTGAATTTATTTTTACTAATATATATAAACATAATATATTTTATTCTGACTCACACTATGGTAATATAATTATTAAAGACAATGATGAATTAGCAATTATTGATTTTGGTTGTGTTAATTATCTAACAATTGATATGGTTACATCTTTAAAATTAATACACACATCTCTTAAAAATCAAAATAAAGAACTATTTTTTAAAACGCTAACAGACTTAAATATTATAAATGAAAATACATCACAAGAGTCAAAAGAATACGCCTATACTTATTTTAACATACAATATACTCCGTGGATTATAGAAGAAGAATTTGAATTTACAGAAAAATGGATATTAAAATCAGATGAAAAAAATCCTTTACTTTTAAGTGAATGGAAACTACCCCCTAATATGGTATACTTTAATAAAATTCCACACGGAGTTTATAACATATTAAAAATTCTTAATGCTAAAGGAATGTTTTATAAAATTTTTAATAATATATTTAATACATACTAAAATTAAATTTAATCACTTTTACTGCTCCTGCAACTTGCTAATTCTTTTTTAACATAAATTAAATTTTTATATAATATAAAACTAGCAATAAACAACAATAAAGTACCAATAATATATACAATCTGATTTACGTTATTTGCATATAACCATTTAGTTATATCTGACATTTATTAATTATATTATTATTTATTATTTAATTACAATTGGTGTACTTAAATTGCTATAATGCTTTTTATTAAAAAACATTGTATGCGAAAACAAATATATATTATTATATAAATTATTATAAATTAATCCACAGTATTCATTTGCTTTATAAAGTGTATGATTATATTGTGATAAAATTGGTTGTATAGATTTACTATACACAATAGGACCAGTGACTTTAAGAACTCCTAATTTACTAACACCATCTTTTTTAACATCATAATTTAAAATGTTACTAATAACATTATTAATAACAGCTTTTAAATATGGATGATTTGGTCTACATATTATATGCCATTGTTGAAATTCTCCACTTTTATTATCTAACAAGTGTGCATTAGGTTTACCTGACCAATGAGATATTATATATTCATCATCTTCATTTATTATTAAATCTAGAGGGTATTTCATACCACTTTTAATATCTAAATACACTCCTCCTTCTTTATACATTAAAAGATATCTAAAAAAATCTGCTCTAGCAGCATCGTATTCTGGATTAATCATATTATATATGTTTAACATTTGTATACCGTAATTAGTTTTTATATACTTATCAATATCATTATTATCATATATTATATGATTCCAATTTGGATTTAATTTTTTTATATAATCAACATTATTTTTAAACACCCTATGAATTTTTGTTTTATCTGGTATAAGAATTTGGTGTATAGTTTTTGGAATATATTTTGATCCGTTTTTAGTTTTAGATAAATTCCTATACAACTGATACCTAATATTACATTGATAAAATATTTCTTGTCCTGCAAAATATACTAATAAACATGATAATAATGTAATAAATACAAAAACACATTTTTCCATTTATTATAAAGTATTATATAATAAATGGAAAAATACCATATAATATTAATTAGTTTTATTTTTTTATTTATTTTAATTAGTTTTTTTAAAAAATATTATCATCTATGTATTAGCTTAATTATATTTGTATTTATATATAGTTTTGTAATTATGCAAAAACAACATACAGTAATGGATTTAGATAAAAAGAAACTAAAAATAATTAAAAAGAAAATAAAAATAATTGAACTGTCAACAAACTATGACAAAAATAAATATAATAAATTAAGAGCTAAACAAAAATATTTACAATTTATTTTAAATAAAAAATATAAGACAGAAGTAATAACGTTAGATTTACATAATAATTCTAATATTTGTATAATAATGACAGGAGACGAAAAAATATACCCTTTTTACATCAAAACAATATCCATAAATTTAAAATATGCAAAAAAAATGAAATATGATTTTAAAGCATACATTGGTAAAATTTTAGATGATAAACAATATAAACCACACTTTGATAGATATAAAATTTTATTAGATCTAATGTTACACTCTACGTATGATTATTTATTATACATTGATAGTGATGCTTTTATACAAGACAGTAATAAAAAAATAGAAGAGTTTATTAATATGATGAATCCAACTGACTTTTTATTAGGATCGTGGGATTGTGTTCCTATAAGAAGAAAACTTCCTATTAATAGCGGTGTACTTTTATTAAAAAAATGCAATGAAAGTATTCAATTTTGCCAAGATGTATTAACAAAAGAACCATTATGTCATATGAATAAATGTAAATGTGGAAATGGTCATTCTTTTTATGATCAATGTGTTATGGAAAGATTAAATATATACCATAAAAATATAAAATTAGTACCATATGGAATATTACAAACATTTGATAGAAATGGAAAAATATGTAAAGGACAGGTTGATGAAACAAATTTAAGTTTTATATATCATTTAGCAGGAAGAGAAGATAATAAAAGAATAAAAATAATAAAAAAGAATAAAATTAAAATTTTTACAAAAAATAAAAAATGCTCAGTCTATATTTTAAACTATAATAGACCTCATAATGTATACAAACAATTAGACGTTTTAATAAACAATGTATACATTGATGAAATTATAGTTAGTAATGGAAATCCTAACTATAAAGTTAACTATACTCATACAAAAGTAAAAATAGTTGATGATTTTATTAACAATTCAACATTATACGCAGCAAGAAGATGGATTGGAATATTAAATAATTGTTCAAATAAATATGTTCTTAATTTAGACGATGATATAATTCCTTCAGATGATTTAATAAAAAAATTAATCTATAAATTACAAAAAGATCCATATAATATATACGGACCTTTCAAACGATTATGTAGTAATAGTGGATATGAACTAAACCCTAAAACAGAATATAACACTATAATAACACCTATACTTATGACTAGTAAAAAAGTAATACAAGATTATATAGATATTTATTATAAATATAATATAGAATGGTTTAAAAAATACAAAGGAAACTGTGAAGACTTATCTCTAAATATGTTTTTATTACAAAAAGGAATCAACCCAACATTTGTAGAAGGTAAGTACACTAATTTAGATACATCAAAAGGTTATTCTGCCCAATCAGATCATCTTACAATTAGAAATAATTTTTGTAAAATTTTTAGCAATTTTTACGATATAAATGATTACAAAAATATTAAAAATGACTGGAATAATTTTATTTTTGATAAAACATACATTATTACTATACCAGAAAGATTAGACTATGTAAAATATATTACAAAAATAATGAAAATAAATCCTACTATATACGAAGGTATAAATAAAAACACATTAGATCTTGATAAACTAGTTCACGACAAAATACTTTCTATTTCTTATAAAAATAATAATAACATAGGAAGAATAGCTTGTTATTTAAGCCATATTAATGTAATAAAAGATTTCTTAAAAAATACACAAGGAAAAAATTGCTTTATATTTGAAGATGATATCAAGTTAAACAAAACACTATTTAATACAACTATTAATATTCAAAATATTATGAATAATACTCCAAGTAACTGGGATATTATTTATTTTGGAAAATGCGGAGAAAAATGTAAAAATAAAATAACAATTAATAAATATATTACAACTAATAGTACACCTCTTTGTCTACATTCATATGCATTATCTAGAAAAGGAGCTGAAACAATTGTTAAAAATGCATTTCCAATTGAACAAGGAGTTGATCATATGTACAGAAAATTAATTAAAAACAAAAAACTTAATGAATACACTTCTACAATTCCTTTATTTTTTCAAAACAGAGATAATTTTGGTTCATCTATAGGACACGGAACTGAAATACAAGTATGCTCTGATTAACTACTTATCACAAGTTATTATGACTATTAATATAGTCATAATAAAAACTTATTACTCTAATTTTAAACCTTAATATATCTTTTAAACAATCGATGATAAATCGTATTTGCTTCTGCCCATTCATCTACAATATAAAATTCTGTCAACTTTTTTTTTACTACTTGTTTGATATTTTCGTTTTTTGAGAAAAAATACGTATTTTTTGAAATGTACTCAAACATATCTACTATAATTAGTTTTCTAGCATCTGTATCAGACATAGAGATATTGTTCAATTTACCTAAAAAACATTTAACTTTTTGTACAAAAATGTTTTCTTTATCATTAAAACGTGTCTTGTAATATTTTGTTTTCTTATTGCAAGTAGGACATTTTCTCATTGAAAATTTGTCCAAATAAGATGAAACACATTTAGTGTGTAACCTTACTTTACAACAATTAAATATTTGTTTAGTTGATTTATTATTGCAAACAATACATAATGGCATTTTTAATAATTATATTTTATAAAATATAATTTCATTTTATTTTATTTTTCTAATATTATTCTAGGGTTGTATAAAGCTAACAACTCATTGTGAACTTTTGTTCTAATTTTTAGTCTATAGTTGTATTGATTTAACACAAAATTTTTAGTAAATTTATATTTTTTATCATTATCGTTTTTCTGATACAAAATGTTAAAAATATCATCAAGAGGATTTGTAATTAATTTTAAATAATACATATAGTCTAACTTTAAAACACTAAAACGTGCAAAATATGTAGCATCTTCTACTTTAACATATTGTTTAGCCTTATGACCTCCTTGAGTAGTAATTACATATTCTAATCGACTTCCTGAATCAACACGATTTCCTCTTTTTCTCATTTTTTCAGCTAGCTGGACAGAACAGGGCAAACATCTGCTATAATAATCATTTTCATTATCACAATTTTTCAGTTTAAACTGTCTTTGTCTTTCTTTTTCATTTATACTTAGTAAAGGAACAGTATAATCACCAAGTTTTCCTTTTTTTTGACCTTTTTCATTAATAAAAGGAATAGGTCGTTGTCCATTACCACTATTTCCAACAGACTTTGTAACAATAAAATCTTTATACGAATAAAAGTGACTGCATAATTTATTAAGTTCAGCGATTGTATACATTAAAATTTCATCACGATCTACTTTATTGAATACCATCATAATAATACATGAATAAACATTACGAATAAACATACTGTTATCTCTTCTAGCTAATAAAACACCTTTTTTACCAATTTTTTCATCAACTATACCATCTCGTCCACACTTTTTATACATATACCTTTTTTTAGTAAGTATAAAAAATCTCCAATAAATTGCCATTTCAAATTCTAATTTAATTGGACTCGGAAACAACTTTGATACTTCTTTAGCAACGTGTATAGCATAATCCCAATTTTCAGCAGCTGTTTTTAGATGCGGAAAAATAATATAATTAGAATCAGTATCTCCATAAACAAGCTGTCCTCCAAACTGCTTAGGAATTACTTCAGAAACAATGTTAATGTTTTTTCTTCCCATAGCAGTTGTTGCCATTGCACCAGGCATAAATGGAAGATAACCTTTGGTAACACCCATTGCCCCGTACATACTATTTGCTGATATTTTATAGGCAAGCTGTCTAGTTTCTAATACATCACTTAGTTTTTTTAATGTTAATTTTTTCTCAACTGTTAAGTCTCCGTTTAAAATATTCAAATCTTTCACAATATTTTCATCTTGTTCAGATAACTTTTGTTCTTCTAAAATTTTTGCTATTACTTTCATTTGAGACCTTGTTCTTGCACGAGCATCTAATAAATTTTGTAAAACTGTTGGCATAACACCTCTAGGAGATTTTAAAAAACGAAATTTTCGTTTACAACACATTACATATTTACTTTTTGTTTTTCTAACTGTTTTGTCATGTTCACACGACACGTGATCTTCCCATTCCATTACATGACAGTCTTCATCTGGTATAGAGCTGTCAACTGCTAAGGTTGAATAATCAATATTGTATGCAATAATAGTACTTGGATAAAGAGATGCAAAATCAAAAGGTAATACTTTATCATATACTCCAGCTACTGGTTCAAAAACAGTAGCCCCAACATAATGATCATCATCTTTAGGAATATATCCATCTTTTTCTACAACATAATTATTATACATACAATACTTATATAACTGACTATACACCTTTATTTGTTGTCCTTGAGTATAAAGGTAAAATATAGGAACATTACAAGTACTTGCCATTTCACATAAACCAATCCAATATTTTAATTTGTCAAAAAGTTGTATAACTAAAACACTATCTTGAACACAGTATTTTCCGCATATCGCCATTGCTTTTTTAGCTTTTCTAGAATATACTCCTTTCTCGTTTTTAGTTATACCTATACGATAACATTTAAAAATTCCTTTAACAGATAATGGATCTTTTGTTTGTCCTAAAAAAAATGTTGATATTGTTTTTAATTTGTAATTATCCATTTTATAATCTCTTTTTATTAACGGAAGAAGATCAACATACAACCTACCTTCTGCGTCAAGAAACTGAAATGTTTGATGTCCATAAGCAGACGACCACCATTTTATTGTTTTTTCTTTTGCGTGACCATTTTTTGTAAAGCCTTGTTTGTCAAACTCAAATATACAATAACACATTTTAGCTCTTTCAATCATATAAGGTATATCAAAATTTAAAATATTATAACCTACTATTACGTTTGGATTATAAGTTTGAATAAATTCAGTATATCCTATTAACAAATCATGCTCCGTTTCAAACATTAAAATTTCAGTATCAGTACCTACAACTTCTGGATCTGGTTCTCCTAAAGTTAATAAAAATTTGTCCATTTTATCAGTTCCATGTCTAAAAAGAACGCAAGATATTTCAAATATCTTATCTCCCGGTTTTTCTGCTTTTGGCATAGCTGATGGATTAGTTGAGTTAACCTCAATATCAAACCCCATTATTAACGGAGATGCAGTTGTAGAATCTTTATTAGGTGTTACATTTTTCCAATTTACTTTATACTCATAATCACACAATGTTAGTTTATTATCATTTTCTATTCTTTTACCTATAAAATCTAACCATCCAGCTGTTGATATATTTCTATAACTAGTAAACTGAAGAATAGGCGACGCATCTTGTTCATGCATTTTTAGTTTTATTGTTCCTACTCCAATAATATTAACTGGTTTTCTAATTTTATAAGACATATTACGTATATCAGAATAATGAGAAAATGATAAAAACAAATACGGAAATGTTTTTATTTTTTTATTAGAAGTTAAATGAGCATAATATAATTTTTTTTTATACATTAATCTTTTAACTAAAGGCTTTTGATCACCTAATATAGAATCTAATTTATTACAAAGTAATTGAGCTTTATTTTCAGTCCATGGTATACTTTCAGGTAATTCTAAATATATAAACGGAGTAAAATTGCTTATTCTTAAACATACATTTTTGTTCTCTTCGTCTATTCCATATATTCTAAAAGAAGTTACTTCTTCTTCCTCCTCATCAGTATACCATGAATATGGAAAACACTTCAGTTTTTGCATTTTGTTTATTATTAGTAAAACAACAAATTTTTAATCATTTTTAATTAAAAATAAATAACCTAATCCACATAATACAACTATTATACACATTACACTACAATCAAATTTGTTTTTATTTATATTATTTTCTTCTACAAATGCATAATTAACAATACTTTGAGCTTGAATAATCTCTTCTGATATTTTTTTATTAATTGTATTTGTTGATAATGTACACATGCCTTTAACACTTATAACATAATATATTTGATATATTGATGTACACTCAACTTCTTTCCACTTAAGTTCTTTAATTATTTTATTTATATCTGACATATGATAATAGGTAAAACCTCCATACGCAGTTTTACCTAATCCTATTTTTAATGAATCACACGGACCTTTTGTAAAAACTAACTGTACATCATTATCAAAACATTTTATAATATCTCCGCTAACTGGTGGACCAGTTGATGATGATTTACAAAAACTCATAAACATAATCACAATTGTGTTAAATATCATTTTTAAAATAAAAATAATATTATCATTTAAAATTCAATTTATGTAAAACCTTTAAATTTAAAGGTTTCTCAGTTTTTATATAATGGAATCAGATAAAGAAGTTATAAGTAGACTAAAATTTATCGGAAAAGTACAAAAAGGAGAAAAAATAAACGTTAAATATATGTTTATACAACCAGAAGGAATAATAACACGAATATCACGTACAATAATAAACCAAGACTGTAGAGAAAATACTTTAAATTTTGTAAGAAATACCATAATTAGCACTTTTCAAATAATAAACATTTATTTAATATCTTCTAAAGACTCTCATAAACATATACGTACAAACATAATACAGGATCTTAAAATTTCAACAAAAGGAATCATAAATTTAAAAAATACTTATATTGACGATGTAAAACTAGGATGTGATTTAGACACACTATTACAAGAAATAGACGCATTTTTAGTAGAAATAAAAGAAACTGAAACTGAAAACAATGAAATAATGCTTTAAATATCATATTTAAGTATAAAACTTTAAACATAAATGAGTAATTTAAATAATTTAGTAAAGGCTCCTGTAAAGGCTCCTGTAAAGGGTCATGATACTATTTGGATCGCTAGTTTTGACATTGGTTACGTTAATTTTGCTTTTTACATACAAGAAATTGATCAAAATAAACTATCAACAATTAAGAACATAAAAAAAGAAGAAAGATATAATGAAGATAGTACACCAACTACAGAAATGTCGAAAATATTAAATGACATATATAAAAATGGTAAAACTATTATATATAAAAATTCTAATATTTCAAATAATTGTATAAACGGTAAACAATTAGACGTAGAAACATTTTATAATATGTTTGATTTATTAGATAAATACTCAGATTTTTGGGACAAATGTTGTTTTTTTATTGTTGAAAAACAAATGGACTTTGGAAAAATGAAAAGAAATCCAAAAGCATTAAAGCTAGGTCATTACTGTCAAAGTTATTTTGTATTTAGATATGGTAGATTTAAACAAGTAATAGAATTTCCTGCCTATCATAAAACACAAGTATTAGGCTGTAAAAAAATTAAAGGTAAAAAATATAAAAACGGAAAACATAAATGGATAGCAATTAATAAACCGGACAGAAAAAAATGGAGTATAATAAAAGCTACTGAAATTCTAGATATTAGAAAAGAAAAAATTATAATAAATAGTATAACAACAAAAGCAAAAAAAGATGATATAAGTGATTGTATATGTCAGTTAGAATCTTTTAAATATTTATATTACATTTCTAAAGAAATATAAAAAATATAATATAAATGAGTACTTTTTATATTAAATCATTTACTACAAAAAATCAATTTGATGCAGGAATTCCTCCGTGTTGTTTAAACAAAAAAACAATAACAGTACAAGGAGCTACTGGAGCTACAGGACCAACTGGTCCTGTAGCTCCAGGATTTGAATTTACCGGTGCAACTGGATCTACCGGTGCAACTGGATCTACCGGTGCAACTGGATCTACCGGTGCAACTGGTTTTACTGGAGCTACCGGACCAACTGGTGATACAGGACCAACTGGTTATACAGGAGCAACTGGTGATACAGGACCTATGGGAGCAACTGGACCTAC